CTGTCCCGCATCCCTCTCCCCGTTGATCCGGATGGTCACGGATCGTGACGATTCTCGACGTGGTCCGGCCGGGTCTTCCCGGGTCCGGCCCGGTGCTGGGCCGGGCCACGCCGCGGGTGTGGACTCCGCCCCTGCGGGAGCTCACCCCGGAGACGTCGTACGGGTTTGAGTATCTCGACTACATGGATGAGATCGGGCATCCCATGCTGCCCTGGCAGCGCTTCGCGGCTATCCACGGCGGGGAGCTGCTCGAAGACGGCCGGCCGCGGTTCCGGATCCTGCTGGTGATCGTGGCCCGGCAGAACGGCAAGACGGAGCTCCCTGTAGGGCTGTCCGTGTGGTGGCAGTTCCGGCAGCGCGTGCCGCTGATCCTCGGCACGTCGACGAAGCTTCAATACGCGAAAGAGTCGTGGCTGAAGGCGGTCAACCTGGTCCGCCGGACCCCGTCCCTGCACAACTTCCACGAGCCGGGACGGCGCTGGTTCCGGATGACGAACGGCGAGACGGAGTCCTGGACGCACGCGGGGGACCGCTACCTCATCGCGGCAAGCAACGCAGAGGGTGGCCGGTCCCTGACCATCAACCGGGGCATCGCGGATGAGCTCCGCATGCACCGCACCTACGAAGCGTGGGAGGCATTCGAGCCGGCATGCTCGCCACCGGACGCACAAATCTGGGCCCTGTCCAACGCCGGCGACTCCCGGTCCGTCGTGCTGAATGATCTTCAGGATTCGGCCCGGGACTTCATCGAAACCGGGGAGGGTGACCCGCGGCTAGGGCTGCTCGAATGGTCGGCACCGGACGACGCGGACCCGGAAGACGTGGACGCGCTGTTGCAGGCCAACCCGCGGGTGGGCCACGGCCTGGACCTCGAAGTTCTGCTGGCCGGGGCCCGCCGGGCAAAGCGTCTCGGCGGAGAGGCGCTGAACGGGTTCAAGACGGAACGCATGTGTATCCGGGTCAAGGTGCTCCGGCCGGCGGTGTCCGGCCCGGCATGGGAAAAGACCCTGGACCCGGGCCCGCTACAGCCGGAGCGCAAACGGATCGGGCTGTGCGTCGAAGCGTCCGCCGACGGCACGCACGTCACGGCCGCGGCAGCGCAGGTGATGGAGGACGGCCGGGTCCGGGTGGAGCTGGTCCGGGCCTGGTCCGGTCCGACGGCGCTCTCCGACGCGGAGCACGACTGGCCCGGCCTGCTGAAGCTGATCAAGCCCCGGCGCGCGGGGTGGTTCCCGGTCGGTCCGACGGCAGCGATGGCGTCCCGGCTGCGGTCCTTCGTGCTCCGCGGGACCACGATCGAAGAGATCCGCGGCGACACCCCGGCCGTCGTGATGGGCTTCGTGAAGGAAGTGACCGGCCGGACGCTGGCCCGTTCGGATGACCCGCTGTTGCACGATCACGTCACCGGCGCCGAACGGATGGCGGCCGGCGGCGGCTGGGTGTTCGCCCGCCCGGACGGCGCGCACGTCGACGCTGCATACGCCGCGGCCGGGGCCGTGCACCTGGCCCGGACCATGCCGGCTCCGCGGGTGAGATCGACACGGGTGCACGCTGGCCCGCCCGGCTGAGGTCTAAGCAGGCCGCGGGGCCGTACACTGCCGATCATGGGATGGGTGAGCGCAGCAGCGCAGATGGTGCGTGAAGTCTTCAGCGTGCCCCGTCCGATGACGCTGGAACTGGAACCTCTCCGCACGTTCGACACCGCCCCGCGGCCGGTGGACCGGGTCATCGCCGCGATGCGGGACGGGACGTCGGTGACCCGGACGTCCGCTTTGCAGGTGGCCGCGGTGCTCCGGGCGCGCAATGAGCTGTGCTCGATCGCCACCCTCCCGTTGCGGCTGTATCTCGGGTTGAACGTGGTGGAGTCGCCGCTGTTCCGGCAGTTCGACCCGGACGTGCCCAACGTGATCCACATGTCGCAGACCATCGAGGATCTCGTCTTTGAGGGTGTGGCGTGGTGGCAGGTCACCGGGATCGATTTCGAGCGCTACCCGGTGTCGGTAAAGCGGATAGCCCCGTCCCGGGTGAAGATGAAGACTCCCCGCGGGGTGCGGCCGTCGGACCCGTTGCGGCCGGAGCGCTACGTCTGGATCGATTTCGACGACGGCCGCGGGTGGACCGAATGGCCGGCCGCGATGATGATCCGCTTCGACTCCCCCAATCCGGCGCTGCTCACTGCGCAGGCCAGGGCCATCCGGATCTGCGGTCTCCTGGACAACCTGACGGAGATGTACGCCAACAATCCGGCGCTGCGGGAGTTCTTCACCGACGCGGATGACCTGGACACGGACCCGATGGACGACGACGCCATCGACGAATTTCTCGCGTCGTATGGTGCGATGCGACAGTCGCGGCCGTTCGGGTGGATCCCGTCCACGGTCAAGCGTGCGGACGTCACGGCCCCGTCGCCGCGGGATCTCACGCTGGTGGAGCTCCGGCAGCAGGCGCATCTCGCCATCGCGAACGGGGCCGGGGTGGACCCGGAGGATCTCGGGGTGGCGGTCACGTCGCGGACGTACTTCAACTCCGTCGACAAGAAGCAGGACAAAATCAACCGGACGTACGCGCCGTACATGAGCGCCATCACGGACCGGCTGTCGATGGGTGACGTGACGAAGCGGGGCTACGCGTCCCGGTTCGACCTCACCGACTACCTCAAAAGTTCACCGGCAGAACAGGCCGCTTACTGGGCAGCGCTAAAGGGGATGGGCGTGACGGACGCAGACGAAATCCGCGGGTGGGCTGGGCTGTCCGGCCCGGCCCCGGCGGCGGCCACCGGCCCGGCCCCGCTGGAAATTGCAGCCGGTGGCCGGGCCGCGGTGCGCTTTGGCGCCGGCGACGCGGCGTACCGGTTCGGCGCGACCGACTTCGCCACCCCGCCACCGGCGCCGAAGGTCGACGCGGCGGCGCGCACGATCACCGGCCTGGCGGTCCCGTACGGCGTGGTGACCTCGAAGTATGGCCTGAAGCTGAAGTTCATGCCGGGCAGTCTCGAATACTCCGAGCCGGCCCGCATGGCGCATCTGATGGATCACGGGACGCCGGTCGGGTTTCACCGGTCGGTGACCGATACCGCGGCCGGACCGGTCGTGGCCCTGGCGGTGCTCGACGGACCGGAAGGCTCACCGGCCAAGGTGCAGCGGGATCAGCTGCTGTACGACGCGGACCACGGCCTGTACTCCGGGCTGTCCGTGGGCGTGGACTTCAGCCTGGATCCGGCCGATGACGACATCAAGGTTGATGACGAGGGTGTCATCGAGGTGCACCGCGCGACGTGGCGCGAGACGTCTACCACGTACATGCCCTCATTCGATGACGCGCGCGTGACCAAGGTGGCCGCGGGCAGGACAGGAGATCCCGTGCATTGCGTTCACTGCGGACAGCCGCACGCGCCCAACATCGCGTGCGCCACGTTCGCTGCCCAGCTGCAAACGGCCCCGGCCCCGGCCCCGGCCCCCGTTCCCCCACCGGTCCCGGGTACCCCGGCGCCGGTCCCGGGCCCCGATCCGGCGGCGCAGTTCAACGCGTTCCTGGCGTGGCAGGCCGCGCAGGGTGCCGTGGCGCTGGGGGCCGGACCGACCCCGGTCTCGCTGCACCACGGCCCGGTGCAGGTGACGGAGGCGTCCCCGTATGTCTTCGACGCGCAGGGGCGTCTGCGGCGCGGCACGCACTCTTTCGCGCAGGACTTGGTGGCCGCGGCCAAGCAGGGTGACCAGGCTGCCAAGGATCGGATCTCGGGCTTCATCCGTCAGGTGTTCGCGGACCCGATCGAACGTGCGCGTCAGGTGTCACTGGCCGCACAGCCGGACCCCGCGGCGCATGGCTTCGCCATCACTCCGACGAACGTGGCCGGCCTGAACCCCAACCGGCAGCGTCCGGACCTGTACGTGGATCAGATGGACTACGGCTACCCGATGTGGCAGGCCGTGGAAAAGGGCACGCTGGACGACATCACGCCTTTCACGCTGCCGAAGTATTCCTCGTCGTCCGGCCTGGTCGGGGACCACGTGTCCGGCACCGAGCCGACCCCCGGTGCGATGGCGGTCACCACGCAGACGATCACTCCGACCCCGGTCTCCGGGAAACTCGAAGTGCTCCGCGAGGCTGTCGATCAGCTGGGCAATCCGGCAATGGACGGCATCCTGTGGCGTCAGATGGTCCGTGCCTACTACGAAGCGCTCGAAGCGTACGTGCAGGCGCAGTTCGTGGCGGCGTCTGCGTCGATCCCGGACATCACGATCACGGCGCTGGCGGTGGACTCGGCACTAGATCAGGCCATCAAGGCGGCTCTGGTGCCGTTGCAGTTCATCCGGGGCGGGAACCGCTTCCGCCGGGTCTTCACGCAGATCGACTTGTATAAGGCGATGGTGCAGGCGAAGGACTCCGCCGGCCGCGCCCTGTATCCGCAGATCGGTCCGATGAACGCGTCCGGCACGGTGCAGGAGGGCTATACCGCGATCGACGCGCACGGGATGCTGTGGATCCCGTCATGGGCCACGGCCGCTACCGGCACGGTCGCCGCGTCGTCGTGGACGTTCGACCCGGACAAGGTCTGGGCGGCCGCGTCGGCACCGGAGCGTATCGACCTCGAATGGCGGGTGGCGTGGGTGGACATCGGCATTTGGGGTTACAAGGCGTTTGGTGTCATCGACTTCGCCGGTACCCGCGAGATCGTTTACGACCCGGCGTAACCGGGCCAGCCGGACGGGGCCGCCACCCCGTCCGGCCCCCGTGCACATACCCCGAATCCGTTGCCACGTAAGGAGATCCGCGATGGCGGAGACAAAGGAAGACATCGCCGCGGAGCGCGACGCGCTGCGTGCCGAGAATGAGAATCTCCGCGGCCAGCTGGCCGCGGCCGGTGCCAGCCGTCCCGGCATGGCCGCCCCGGTGCAGCACGAGTTCACGCTGTCGCAGGGTCAACTGTCGGACCTCGAAGCGTTCGGGGTGACCAACGTCGGCGGCCGGCAGGTGACCACGGACGACGTCCGCGGGATGCTCACCGGCAAGCAGTCCGGTCTACAGATCGCGGACGCGTCGGCGCCGGTGACTCCGATCCCGGTCCGGGAGCGGCAGGCCGCGGTGCCCGGTGTGGATTTCGTCTACCCGTCCGTGGCACCGGGTGAGATCGACCCGGCCATCGCGGGCACCCCGGGTATCAGCGGCCCGGCCGCGGACTCCGAGTAGGTAGCGGCCGTGCCCTGGAAGCCTGACTACATCACGGTTGTCGACGCGAACGCGTTCCTGCGGTTGCCCGATTCGATCGATGATGCGCAGGTCGGCACCTGGGTCACGGCCGCATCCCGGGCCATCGACAAGCGGTGTAACCGCCAGTTCGGGCAGCTGGCCGCGCCGGCGGCCCGGGTCTACCGCAGACCTGCCGCGTACGACCCGATCACCGGTATGTGGCTGCTGCCCATCGACGACGTGCAAGACGTCACGGGGATGACGGTCCGCGGGGTGGCGTACGCGTCGTCCGGGGCGGTGCTGCTGCCGGACAACGCGCCGGCCGACAGCGAACCCTGGACGGCGCTGGGGTTCGCGGACCGGCCGGACCTGTCCTATGCCGGGGCCCCCGCGTCGGTGACCGTGGTGGCCCGCTGGGGGTGGACCGCGGTACCGGCGCAGGTGGTGGTCGCGGCGCGGTTGCAGGTGAACCGGTGGGCCGCCCGGCGGGATTCCCCGTTCGGGGTGTCCGGGTCTCCCACGGACGGATCAGAGCTGCGGTTACTGGCGAAGCTTGACCCGGACGTCGCGGTATCCCTGGCCGGGCTGTCCCGGCCCCGGCGGGTGGGGTAAGCCGTGGACACCGGGGCGGTCCGCACGCAAATCGAAACGGCACTCAGAACGATCACCGGGTTGCGGGTGGCGGAGTGGGGCCATCAGATCAACCCGCCGGCGGCGCTGGTGACGCTGCCGGACTCGGTGAAGTTCCATCAGACCTACGGCGCCGGGACCACCCGGATCGACGACATGATGGTCTTGGTCATCGTGGGCAAGCCGGAGAGTCGCACGTCGGTGAAAGAGCTGATGCCCTACGTTGCGGAGACCGGCGCCAAGTCGATCAAGGCGGTGCTGGAGGGCTACACGTGGACGGCGCTGGAAGTCATGACGGTGCTGTCCGCGGATTTCGACGTGGTGACGTTCAAAGATCAGCCGTACCTGGCGGCCATGTTCCATCTGGACATTTTCGGGAGAGGGGCCGTCTGACATGGCCGCATCGCATGGACGGCTGACCAAGGTCACCGTTGCCACGAAGGACATCAGTCCTTACGTCAAGACGTCGTCGTACGAGATGGGCGCAGACTTCCACGACACCACGGGATACGGCGCCACCAACAAGCGCAAGTCCGGTGGTCTCAAGGATGGCAAGTTCACCATGTCGGGCACGTACGACAACACGGTGAGCGTGGGCCCGCGGAACGCGCTGCACGGCCAGGAGGGCAACACGCTCGCCATCGTGCGCAACGTGGAGGGCACCGGCACCGGCAAGCCGAACGACGCGTTTTCCGCGGTGCTGACAAAGTACGTGGAGACCAACCCGGTCGACGACATGGTGACGTGGTCGGCAGATTTCGAGATCGACGGCCCCGTGGTCACCACGGCGCTTCCGTAACCAACGCAGGGGGATCCGCATGGCGAAGGTAGACAAGGCGAAGCTGATCAAGAATCGGCCCCGGGTCGATGACGGGGTTGTGTCGGTGCCGGAGGTCGGTGACTTCCGGATCCGGCCGCTGACCCGGGCCGAAACGCTGGCAATCCACACCACGCAAGAGGAGAGCGGCAAGGCTGAGGCGGAAGCGCTGCTGCTGTGCCTCGGGCTGACGGACCCGACGTTCACTCTGGACGAAGTGCGGGAGTGGCAGAACGAGCCGGGATCCTCCGCGGAGATCCAGCCGGTGTCGCAGGGGATCGCGGTGATCAGCGGCCTGACCGCGGACGCAGGTAAGAACGCGTACAAAAGCGCTGGATGACGAGGGCACCGGCCTAGAGTTCGAATACTTCCTGGCAGAGAAACTTCGCATGATCCGGGCTGAGATGATCGAACGGATGAGTAACGCGGAGTTCGTGCACTGGACCCGGTACTACTCCCGAAAGGCGCAAGCCGAGGAGATGGAGAGGCTGAGGTCCGGATGAGTGCCCCGATGACGATCAAGGTTGATGGCCTGAAGGAATTTCAGGCGTCGCTACGGGCGATGGACCGGGACCTCCCGAAGCAACTACGGATCATGCTGAACCGGGCCACGGGGGTCGTCATCGATTGGGCGGTGCCCCGGATCCCGCGGCTCACCGGCCGGGCCGCCGGGTCGGTCAAGGCGAAGAGCTCGCAGCGTGAGGCCCGAGTGTCGATGGGCGGCCGGCGTGCCCCGCACATGCCGTGGCTGGATTTCGGCGGCGCCGTAGGTCCGAACCGGTCCGTGACCCGGCCGTTCATCCGGCGCGGCCGTTTCCTGTATGCCGGCCTGGAAGCCAAGCACGAAGACGTAACCCGGATCATGAGTGAGGGTCTGGCGGAGCTCGCGGCCGGGGCCGGGATGGACGTGTCCTGATGGCGAACCAAGTCACCCTGACCTTCGCGGGTAAAGAGCAGCCGCTTGTGCAGTCGATGGATCGGGTGGGGCAGTCATCCGACGTGATGGCGGTCCGGATCTCCGACGCGGCCAACTCGTCCGGGGAGCGCCTGGACTACCTGTCGTCGCAAAGCTCCCTGTTGTCCGGCGGCATCGGGGACATTGGCGGCGCCATCACCACGGCGTTCGGTGAGGACACCGCGATAGGCCAGTTCGGCGCCAAGATGGAGGAAGCGTCCGCGGTGGTCACGGGCTTCACCGGCCTGATGGACCTCGGTGTCTTCGCCACCAACAACTTCAAGATCGCGTCTATGGCGTCCGCGGTGCAGACCGGGGTGACGTCGGCGGCCACCAAGGTATGGGCCGGGATGCAATGGCTGCTGAACACAGCACTGCTGGCGTCCCCGATCACGTGGATCGTGCTGGGGATCATCGCCCTGGTCGCGGTCATCGTGCTGATTGCCACGAAGACGGATTGGTTTTCGAGGGCGTGGCGGGCGTCGTGGCGGTGGATCAAAGACGCGGCGTCGAATACGTGGGACTACATGAAGAAGATCCCGGGCTGGATCGGCACGGCGTTCGCCAAGGTCGCGGACTTCATCTCCCGGCCGTACCGGACGGCGTTCAACATGATCGCCCGGGCATGGAACAACACGGTAGGACGGCTGTCGTTCACCTTCCCGTCTTGGATCCCGGGCATCGGCGGGAACGGTTTTAGCGTGCCCAACCTGCCGACCTTCCACTCCGGCGGCGTGGTCGGCGGTGTCCGCGGCACCCCGCAGGTCGCACTGTTGCAGGCCGGTGAACGGGTGTCGTCGGTGAGCACCGGCGGCGGCGCCAGCGGCACCACGGTTGTCGCGGACGGCCCCGTCATGTCCGCGTTGGTCGGTGCCCTGGCAACGGAGATCCGCCGGCTGGGTGGCCGGCCGGAAAACATTGGGTTGCGTGCCTGATGCCGACCCCGATTGCGAACGTCGCCCCGCAGCTGCGGTACAACGCGACATGGAACACGGTGCCGGTGCTGGCCGGCGAGCGCCCCACGGTGATCGAACGGGGGTACACCGATGAGGGCACGATCCGCCCCGGGCACATGTCGATGCGGATCAATGACAACGCGTCCCCCACGCTGAACCCTTCCCGGCCGGCATCGCTGCTGTACGGCATCACCGGCCGCGGGATGGGCGTGGCCCTGTCCGCCGATGCGTCACTTCGGGCCTGGATGGAAACCGCGCTGCTCGACCCGGACCAAACCACCGACTTCACCGAAGCGGGCCCGCGGGGTAAGCGGTGGATCGACCTGGACGCGTACGGGCCGCTGTACCGGATCGGGCAGTGGTCCGACGAACTACAGCCGCCGATGACGCGCACGTTCTTGCAGTTCTCCACCCTCACCGGGTTGTGGCCGGGTGACGACGCCGCCCTGTCGACCCGGGTCGGGCTGGCCCGTAGTTACACCGGGGTGACGTTGCAAGACGCGTCGGCTCCGGCCGGGGCTACGGCATCCTTCGTCGGATCGGCCACCACGTCCGTTGTCCTGTCGCCGCTGAACGCGTCGACGACGGCCGGATTTCAGGTGTTCTTCTCGACCAAGCTGGGATCGATGCCGGTGATCGGGACCCCGGTGCCCTTCATGACGTGGCGTGCAAATGGGCTGCTGTGGTCCTTGGAGATCGACGCGGGTAGCTTCACGATCCGGTTGTACTCCGGCGGGGTGCTGATCGACACCGGCGGTTACGGGTTCGGCGGTACCAACTTCCTCGATTGGGTGGCGTGGCGGGCGAAGTGCTATCAGTCCGGCGGGAACATCGTGCTGGAGCTGGCCTGGTACACCACGGCTAACGGGGTGCTCGGGGTGACCCGGTCAGTGGCCGGCACGATCGACCGGCTGACCTCGCTGCGGATCAACGGCAACTCCCTGGTGAACGGCACTCGGTATTCCCAGATCGGATCCTTGTCCGGGGTCGCAGATGACTTGCAGTCCTTCGCTGCCCTGCAATCGTTCGAGGGCTACCGCGGGGAGACGACCGCGGCACGGTTCACCCGCCTGCTGTCGGAAGCGGGGATCTCGAACGCGGTGCAGGGCACCACGACGACGAAGATGGGCCCGCAGAAGACCGGCCGGCTGATGGATCTGCTGAAAGAGGTAGCGGCCACTGAAGACGGGCTGATCTTCGACAAGAAAGACGCCATCCAAGTCATCCTGCGGACCCGGCGGCACCGGATGAATCAGGCGGCCGTGATGACCCTGGCCGCCGGGACGGACATCGTGCCCCCGTTCAAAGAGCGCGTGGACAACGTTGGGGTGCAGAACTTCGTCACGATCACGGACCGGTCAGGGGCCGTGGCCGCGGCCAGCCGGAACACGGGGCCAATGTCGACGGCCGCCTACCCGGACGGGATCGGTGTCTTCAAAGGCGGCGCGTTCCCGGACGAGGAAGTCAACCTGTTCGACCCCACCACGGACCTCCCCGTCATGGCCGCCTGGTACCTGGCCCGCGGCACGGTACCCGGGCCGCGGTTCCCCACGGTGACCATTGAGGTAGGGATCCGCTCTCCGGGGCTGCGTGCCGCGGCCAAAGCGCTTGAGATCGGGGACCGGATCCTGGTGACCGGCCGGCTGTCCGACCCGATCGATCTGCACGTCATCGGCATCACGGAGGAAGTCGGCACACACGCGTGGAAGTTCACCCTGACCTGCATCCCGGGTGACGTGTTCGACGTCGGCGGTGAGGACGACACCGCGCATCGCCTGGATGCGTACGCTTCCACGATCATCACGGCCCCGGCCCCGGCGAGCACCGGTGTCACGATGGTCGTGGGATCTCCGGACCCGGCCGACGTGTGGTCGACGACGTCCTTGCCGTACACGATCGCCGTGGCCGGGGAGCGCATGCTGGTGACCGCGGCCACGGCCCCGGCGCTGGTGTCCGGGACGTGGCGCCAGACCTTGACCATGACCCGGTCGACGAACGGCGTCGTGAAGGCGCAGATCATCGGGGCGCCCGTCCGGGTCGCGACCCCCTACCGAGAGGCATGGTGACCCGGTGGCTGCTGGTGACCCGATCCTGGCCGCGGACTACGCGAATATCCGTGCCGCAACCATCGACCTGATCCTCTGCCGTCTCACGGCCACGGCTACGCAGGTGCTCGCTGCCGGCGGCGTGGCACTGAATTTCGCGGGTGAGGATTTCGACCCGTACAACATTCACGCCGCGGGCACCCCGTCGCGGATCACCCCGGCGAAAGCCGGGTACTACCGCTTCGAGGGCGGCGCCTTCTACGGGTCGACGGCCGCGGTGTGCGCCACGTGGATCCGTAAGAACGGTGTGACCAACGTGGCGTCCGGGCAGCGGGAGGGCACCACGGCCGCGGCTAATGCCCGCGGGCAGCGCGCCGGCGCGCTGGTCTACATGAACGGCACCACGGACTATGTCGAGTTGATCGCGGACCCGAATGCGGCGACGTCGTCGAATCAGTCGGCGCAGTTCACGTCGTGGTTCGAGTGCTGGTTCACCGGCCGGACGACGAACCCCTGATCCTGTCGTACCCCCGGCGTACGCTGGGGCTCTTGATCCATGAGGGGGAAGACGTGCAGCTTTCGAAGATCCCGGCCGCGGCGTGGGTATGCATCACGGTCGCGTTTGTGGCCGTCGTGGGTGCGTTCGCGTGGCTGTCGGCCATCGGCGCAGACGGTACTGAGTTCCGGTCGTTCCTGAACACGGTTGTCAACTTGGCGACGCTGCTCGCCACCGGCGGCGCCGTGGCTTTCGCGGGCCAGGCAGCGAAGCAAACGAACGGGGATCTTGACGCGCGCATCGCCACGGCGGTCACGGTGGCCCTGGACCGGCAGCGCGAAGAGGACACCGGGCAGGTAGGGCCGGTCCGGTGAGCTGGGGCGGGCTGAATCCGGCGCTGACGGCGTGGCGCAACGCGTACGTGGCGCTGCTGCTGAAGCGGGGCACGGACTCCGACGGAGCTCGGGCGGACGCGGCGCACGGGTCGACGTCGCAGCATCAGGAAGACGCTGACGGCACGGTCGACGCGAACGACATGGACGTCAACGTTCTCGGCTCGTCGGACCCGAACGGCACCGATCTTGAGCTGTCGGTCATCGAGGCGATGAAGACGGACTTTGAGCGTGACCCGTACGGCCGCGGGCAGCTCTGGATCCATGATCGGGAGATTGCGAACCGCGACTTCGGCGACTGGTCGGAGCGGTACTACGGGGGCGAGAATCCTCACGACAAGCACGTGCATTGGCAATCGCGCCAATCGAAAGAGCACATCAGCGCCCCGTGGCCGATGCCGGCCACCACGGCGCGTCTACGCGAGATGGGTGAGATCGTGGATCAGCAGGACATCGACAAGATCGTCAACGCCGTGGTGGCGAAGCTGTCCCCGAAGCTCGACGCGGCCGCGTCGGCATGGGATGACGCGGTAGGCCGCGGGGAGAATCGGGCCACTATGGCGGAGGTCGTGGTGGAGACCCGGGACACGCTGCGCAAGGTGGCCGCGGTCGTGGTGCCCCCGGAGACACCGCCGACCGACGTCTGACCCTGGACACACAGCAGCCCCGGACCATCGGTCCGGGGCTGGTGCGTTCACGGGGGATCCGTGCCCCCTGAGGCTATCGGGTCGATGCTGCTGGTGTGCGCCATGCCGGGCCGGACAGTTCGTACGCCACCCGCGGATCGATCGGCCAGATGAGCCGGGACGGCAGGGCAGTGGCCCGCGGCGGCCGCCGGGCCCCATCCTTGCCCGGGACCACCGGCGCCGCGTACATCACTTCCGCCACGGCCCCTCCAGAACGACCCGGAGCTCTGTCGACATGCGCCCGTGGACCTGTTGCCCGGGTGGCCCGATCGGGTCGCTCATCGTGTCGATGCGGATGACCCGGCCGCGCCATTTCGTCCCGTCCGGAGACTTGATCTTGATGACGTCGCCCGGGCTCACGGGGTCCACCCGCCCGGGAACGGTGTCGGGTACGGGGTGGCCGCCGGCAGCAGCGGACCGAAGCTGTCAGCAGCCGCGGCGCCGGCGTGCAGGGCCACGATCACGATCACGGCGGTAGCCACGAGGACGGCGCCGATGGCGATAGCCCATCGCCACCACGGGCGGCGCCGGATCTCGCGCTCTGCCTCCGGCATCCACAGCCCGGACACGACGTCCGGCCCGTCGTACTCACGGACGTAGTGCACGGGCGGGACGGCCGGCCGGACCGGGTCGTCGTCGTCACGCCACGTGGATCCCCCGGCGCTCACTTCTTGCCCCGCTTTCCGAGCGACTGTCCGTCGACCCCGCGGGGCAGCTTCTTGGCCTTCTTGGGCGGCGGTGCGTCGGCCGGCCGGCCGGGGTGGATCGCGGACTGGTCAAGCTTCCCGGCCTTCAGCAGTGCCAGAAGGCGCGTGGTGATCTTCCCGTTGATCTGCATCATCGCCCGGTCTCTCTGGTGACGTACCGGTTCGGAGGGGTCGGATCCTTCATCGCCGCGGCCCGGTAAGTGATCTCGATACCGTGCAGCTTCAACGTCGCTACGGCCAGATCACCTTGCACGGTGTGTTCACCTTCGTAGGGTGACGCGGCGATGCCGTGCAGGACGGACATCACCGATGCGACCCGGGTCCACTCGTCGATCTCGTCGTTGGCGGTCACGGTGTACTCCGCCACGATGCTCTGCGGCATCGGCAGGTCCGGGCGGTCCGCGAGGAAGTCGGCAAACGCGTGGATCGCGGCGATACGCATCGCCCGGCCGTGCGCCTGCTCCGTCATCGGCGGCATCTCCTGATGGCCCGGGCCGCCATAGTTGTTGATCGGGGCGCTCACTTCGTCGCCGCCGCGGGCGTCACGATCACGGGCGGGGCCGTCATCAGGGTCGGCACTTCGAGGCCGGCGTCGGTCAGGGCCTTGCGTGCGGCCGGCTGATTGAGGATCTCCCGCGGGGTACCTTCCGAGCGGATCCACTCCCCGTAGGTGCCGACGGGCACCGCGTCGCGGATCTCCGTCTTGAGCTCGTCGACCTGTTTCGTGAGTTTGCGGAGCTCCCTGGACTTGGCGTCGTAGTCGGCCAGAAGCATGCTGATCCGGCTCTTGCGTTGTGCTGCTGTTTCTCTGGGCATGGTGTCTTCCTCGGGGTAGGGGTCGCACGATGGACAAGCGCACACGGTGCGATGGTTGATGATCATGAGGGCAAACCTCCTGGTCACAGCCTCGGGAGCGGAGGAAAGCGTCGGTCCTAGGGGTTTCGAGAACTACTCCCCGTTCTTCACTGCCTCGCCTGGTTCGGCTCTCACAGTGCTTGTGCCGCTCGCCGCGTCCCGCTCCCGAGGCGCAGCGCAACCATCGCACACGGTTGACGAAACCGTCAACCGTGACCTACGTTCCTGACCATGAAGACTCAAGCGGCGACAGAAGCGCGGATGCGGATGGTAGACCTGCGCATCGCGCAACGGCTGGCGGAGCGGGGGTGGCTCGTGGTGCCACCGTGTCCGGGGCACGGCGTACATCCTCACGATGGTCAAACGTGTCTGGACTGCCCGATATGCCGTCCGCCGGGTGAGTGATGACAGCGGGGGATCCGCCCCGCATCGTGCCGATCCTGCCTGACCCGGTCCGCGACGCACGGCGTGCGGCGTACCGGGCGAAGGAACGTGCCCGGGTGTCCCGGGCGTTTGATCGGTACCTGGCTGACACGTACGGCGACGCGTTCGACGAGCGGTACGGAACGCAGTTACACCATAAGGGTAATTATGCGGTGCCCGAAAATGAGGGGGATTCATGACCTGGGAAGCGGCTATGCGATGGGCGCTGATCTTCGCGAAGCGGGATCGGTGTAAGTACTTCGTGATCGCAATCCCGCCGTACACGGGACGGTGGACCTACGCGGTGGCTCGGCACCGGCCGGTCCCGCTGGACCGCGTCTGGCCTCGCGCGTGACCTGGTCCACCGGCGCCGCGTACTTCCACCCGGACTACGGGCTGAAGGCCGGCAAGCTGGCGGACGCGGTCACGGCGTCCGGGCCGGTGCTCGTCGACGCCGCGGGAACGTTCTGGGTGTACCGGGCCGGCGTGTGGCGCCCCGATGACAAGGAGATCCGGCGCCGGGTCGTGCATCTGCTCGGGGAGCGGTACCGGCCGGCTCACCTGCGGGCCACGCTCGAAGTGCTGGCCGGTACGTGCGCAGAGTTCGAAGTGGCCCCGGTGTCCGACCTGATCAACATGCGGTCCGGCCTGCTGAGGTGGCGTGGCCACCCGGATCCCGTGCTCATCGATCACCACGACGCGTGTCTTTCGAGCGTGCAGCTGCCGATCAGCTGGGACCCGATGGCCACATGTCCTGAGTTCGACGCGTTCCTGGCCTCGGTGCTCCCTGAGGATGACCGGAACCGTGCATGGCAGCTGCTCGGGTATCTGATGATGTCCGGCAACCCGCTGCAACGGCTGTTCCTGCTGACCGGCGGCGGCGGGAACGGGAAGGGGGTGCTGTTGAACGTGGTGCGCGCGCTGCTGGGGGATGACAACTTTTCGGCCATCCCGCTACGCAGGTTCGCGGAAACGCAGTTCGCCACGGCCGAATTGCACGGGAAATTGGCGAACGTGTGCGGCGACATCGACGCCAAGTTCATCGAGGACACGGGGCGGATCAAAGAGCTGGCGGGTGACGACAAAATCGACGCGGAGAGGAAAGGAAAAGACCCTTTCAAGTTCCTGTTCTGGGGTAAGGCCATCTTCTCAGCAAACGCCATGATCGGCTCGTCGGACTCGTCGAAGGGGTGGCTGCGGCGCTGGGAAGTCATCAACTTCCCTTACGAGCCAACGAAACCGGACCCCACACTGTCCACGCGGTGCACCACGCCCGAAGAGTTGGCCGGCATCGCGGTCAAGGCTGTCGACGCGCTCCGGGAGCTCATGCGAGAGGGTCAGTTCACCCGCGGGGAATCGGCGGATACGGCACATGCGGAATTGGCCGAAAAGGCGAACCGGGTGATCCGATGGGTCAATGACCCCGATTCCGTGGCGGTCCGGGACGAGGATACGTGGAATAAGGGAACCATTCTCGTCCAGGCGTTCAGGGAGTGGGAGGTCCACGACTCTGGTGACCCGAACCGGCACACGGGGGTGCAGCACATCAGTGAGCTGCTCCGGCAAGCCGGCCTGCGGTACGCCATCAAGCGCGGGCAGCGCGGGTACTACGGGGTGCGGATCACGGGCCAGGTGTTCATCAAGGACAGGGACAAGCCGTGGCTGAACGTCACCCTTGATCAGCACAGCCAAAATGCACCCCCGTGCACCCCGGCCGATGATCAAATGGCCCTTGAGCTGGGCGGATAGCACATGTGCACCACAGAAGCGCTTCTGGAATTCGCCTCCCCGCGCGTTGCACCCCACATGGTGGTTTGTCAAGGGGTGCATATGCGGGGTGCACATCTGCCCTGTATCTACGCACACGCCCGCGGTTTTACTCTTTCTGATCTTCCGGTTAAGCCCAAAGGCGGCACCGATGAGTGAGGGATGGGAATCCGGATCCACGCGCCGATGGCGCCGGATCCGGGCCGCGGTGCTCGCCCGGGACGGCTACCGCTGCCAGCTGGCCTTGCCTGGCGTGTGCCGCGTGCACGCGCTCTTACGGGGTGGGCACGTCCACCACATGCACGGCAAGACGAAGTGCGCCGGCTGTAGGGCTGACAACCTGGCCCATCTGCAAGCAGCGTGCGCACCATGCAACCTGAGTACGGGGGAACCGAAGATGAAGGGGGATCCACCATGCAAGCCGATGACCCGCTGGGCATGATCCGATTCGGGATCATGCACGTCGCACAGACCATGATCATGTACTGCGCAGACCCGGGATGCGGGGTGACCTGGCGCGTAGGGATCAACCCGATGGACACGCTGCCGATGATCAACGAACGGGCGCTCGACCACATCGCGCAGGTGCACGCTGTTTCACGTGAAACCACAAGACGCTGCATCAACGGTGTGGCGGGATGGGAGTGCCCCGATGCGTGAGGACCGGGACTATCACAACTCGGGGTGCGTCAACCTGTCGACGCTGCTGCTGCTGCTGCTCGCGCTGCCGGCCGCGGTCCGGGCGTGGCGTGCGGACGATCGTCCGATGACCCCGTGTCCGTACGAACCAACGCACTGTGCTGCGACGTGCCCGCGGTGCGAGAGGTACTACACGATCCCCGTCCGATCGACGTCGATCGATTCCGTTTCACGTGAAACGACCGCGGTTTTTTCCGCGGGCCCACCCCCTGGACACCCCGCCCAGTCCCGCATC